GTAATAAATAAATTAGAATGAAAACCAAAGATTTTTCAATATTATTAGAAAAAGTAACAACTGCAAATTCCAAAAAAGATTTGGCATTTGTAAGTGGTACTAATTCTATAGTTCAACAAATTGAAAATGTATTGAGAACAAATAAAGGTGAAAATGTTTCAAACATGAGTTTTGGAGCAAATATTAAAGATTATACCTATGACGTTGCCGTCAATAGACAAATTATTACAAGTACTTTGAGGTCAGTAATCAAATCCTCAATAAGAAAAATATTTGATGTATCGGTTACTGTGAATTATTATTCAGATACAGCAATAATCTTTGATATTCAATTTTCTACAGAAATATCTTTGACTAGTCAAAATAAATCATCCTGCCAGATAGAGATACCATTATCATGACATACAATTTAAAAACTTTAAATGTAGCCTCTTTGGATTTTGAAGATATTAAAAATTCATTGATTTCTTTTTTAGAAATACAACCCGGTTTGACCGACATTGATTTTAGAAACCAAGCTAGCACTGCTAATCTTTTAATTAATATTCTATCAACTGCCACAGCATATAATGGTGTATATTCACAATTTGGATTTACCGAATCATTTTTATCAACAGCAACATTATTAGAATCTGTAATATCAATTGCTTCAAATCATTCAATTGTTGTTCCGCTTGTAAAATCTGCAACCGTAAAGGTTTCTACTCGTGCATATGTTCAAGATTATCAATCTTATGCAGCTACGGCAACAGATGGAAGTAATGTAAATTTCTTTGTTATAAATGGAACACCTGGGGGTTTGACAAATGCACAGGAATTATATCTATATGCTGGATCAAATGTGCAAACATTTAGCAATTATGACTTTACAAGTCAGTCAATACTTTTACCATATAACATTGACCCCGATACTATTTCTTTTTACGTTATTCCAGATTCTTTAAATAAAGCTGAAAAAGTAAAATGGACACGAGTCAGTAAAGGTAATATGACTACCAATGCGGACAACAATTATTTTACTGTTACAAATTCTGCTAATGGTTATCTAGTTACTAATAATTTTGCAAATGCAAATACCGTTCCTACTTCTAAGTCCGTTATAGTTCGTGCAGTTACTGCAAATGGAACAAGTGGAAATAACGCTGTATTCGCTGACCCAAATAATGATTTTGATCTTATTGGCACTCCCGGTGGTGGTTATAATACGATATCGCTCGATACTGCCAAAGCAAAACTACTTTTTGAATTAAACTATGACCGATGTGTAACTCTCAAAGATTTTACTAATGCTATAGTTGGTTCTGGCATCTCTGGAACATCTGATTCAGATATGGTATATGTAAGAAATGGTGACATTCCCGGATCTGTTAATGTTTATGTAACTGATCTTTCTACTGGAGGCCAAGCAGCTCTAATGGAATATCTAGAAGCCAAAGTCATAGCTGGAATTCAGGTGGTATACGGACTATGATTCCTCTGTTCTTTAACAGATTACCCGTAAGTATTGCTCAAAAAGTTGAATTGCTTTTTGAAAAAGCATTAAAGCAATATGGTTCAGAATTATATAATGTTGGAAAAGACAAATTTATTGGTGATAATCTAACAGTTGAATCATTGTTTCCAGAGTGGATAATTCAGGAATATCAAAGCAATACTTCTAATGTGACAATTGTTCCTATTGTTAAACAATATCTTCGTTGGCTGTACAGCATGAAATATGGCTATGGTGCATATATTCCATGGGAAGTATTGAGAAGTCCAGTATTCATGCCAACTGAATTGCTACAGGGATTGGCTGAATTATATTTCCCCGGAGAAGATTTCTCATCTGATGAATTGTCAGATATTCTTCCAAATATTCCAAAATTTTCAATACAAGTAGATTATCAATACTTCGGAAAAAAGGGAACTCCTGATGGAATTCACTATTTATTGACTACCCTTATGGGATATGACTATGAAACAACTCAGGTTATAAGTTTCAGCAATACAGTAATAAAAATTATTGCAGATGTTTCTGATAACCATAAAGCTTTCTTAGAAAGAAGTGTTATACCAGCTGGAATGGTAATTATATATGAGGCTCCATAATGTTAAAAAAGATTGTTTCGTTTGCCATGGCGATTGCATCGCGTGGATTTAATAACTATAAAACTGATCTGCCGACAAAACAATTAAGATACATTTCTTGTTATGGAAATGGTACCATACCACCTTGTAAATTCTTAAAGAAAAGCAAAGATTCCAATCATTATTATTGTGGAAAATGTGGCTGTGGGGACCATAAGCATACATGGCTAATAAGAAATCCGGGCGAATATTGTAAACTTGATTATCCTAAAATAGATTGCCCGTTAAAAATGCCGGGATTTAGTAATTATGATCCAAGTTTTTATGATAAAGAAGATGGAAATAGAAAACATTCTATTGAAAATTTGGATCCAGCGTCCGTTCAGTTGATACAATTGACCGTAAATAATAGTGAAGAGAATCAGCGTTTATTTGAAAAACTGAATAACATTATGAAAAATACATAAATATTTTCATGGCCATTACAACCCGTCAAAATTTTATAGACTATTGCTATAGATCCCTTGGTGCTCCTGTTATTCAGGTAAACATAGACCCCACTCAAGCTGAAGATCGTCTTGACGAAGCACTGGAATATATGTATGAAAGACACTTTGATTTTAATCAACGTGCTTTATTTGCATATAGAATAACAGAAGCAGATAGGGCTAATAGATATTTTGACACAACTCAATTTGGACCAGCTCTCGGTGCACAGATCAAAACAGATGAAGATGGTAATACTGGTTACTGGCCTTTAGCAACAGATATTCGTACCATTACAAAAGTATATGCACCAAGCGACATTGTTGGTGATTATATGTTTGATTTACGATATCAAATGACATTGTTTGATTTCTTCGGATTGTATTTTAATCAATCGGGTGCCCCACAAGGACCAATGGCTGCATACATGGAAGGTATGAGTTATATCAAACTAGTTAACGATGTATTTAACTATCCCACATCATTTACATACACAAGAACAACCGATAGGCTTTTCTTGGATACAGAACATAGTAAACTTCCCGCAGGAGCATTTTTGATGGTGGAAGCCTATGTTCAAATTGATACCAGTCAATATAATAAAGTTTGGAATGATAGAGTTTTCAGAAGATATTATACTGCATTATTGAAAAAACAATGGGCTCAAAATTTGTTAAAGTTTGCAGGAGTTCCTTTACCCGGTGGAGCACAGTTAAATGCACCAGCAATGATGACGGAAGCCATGAACGAACTCAATGTCATAGAACAACAGCTCGTAAAAACACAAGAACTGCCCCCTGATCCACTAATAGGTTAAAATGGCAACAAATCCATACATATCAAATTATAGTAATAAAGGTGAGCAAGATCTCACCGAAAGTATTACTATAGAAGTAATACAGGCCATGGGACAGGATTGTATATATGTTCCAAGAGAATATTTTTCAATAGATGGAATTTTTGGTGAAGATCCTGGATCATCATTTACAAAATCTTATACACTAGAAATGTATTTGATGAATTATAAAGGATTTGATGGAACTGATGTAATAACTCAATTTGGTCTTGAGATTAAAGATAAAGTTACATTACTTTTTGCAAGAAAAAGATTTGCTCAAGAAGTAATTGCAAATCAACCGTCTGTAACAAGACCAAGAGAAGGTGATTTAATTTATTTTCCTCTTTCAAAGTCTTTATTTGAAATAAACTTTGTAGAACATGAAAATCCATTGTATCCATTTGGAAAGCTTTATTCTTATATGATAACTGCAGAATTGTTTACCTATAGTTATGAGAAGGTTGAAACAAATAATCAAACAATTGATTCTATTATTTCTCAAACTCGTGGACTATCTGGTTCTCAAATCATACCACTCAATATAAATATCGGTACAACTGCTGGTGTAAATGATATTCTACAAACAGAAGCCAACGGATATACGTTTGATCCTCAGAATCCTTTTGCAACAGAAGAAAGTCCTTAAGGTAATAAATGTTTGGATATTTTTACAACCAAAGTCTTAGAAAAATAGTGATAGGATTTGGTACCCTATTCAACAATATATCTGTTGACCATGTTAATCCTGATGGTGGTAACGATCTTAACATTCGTGTACCCATTACTTATGCTTCTCAAGAAAAATTTATAATAAGGTTTTTAGAACCATCATCAATTAATGATGGTTTAAGAATTGAAAACCAGCTCCCGCGTATGAGTTATGTTATGACTAACATACAAGCGGATCCAAGCCGAAGACGCAATGTAAATACACCTTCACTTTCACGGTCAACAGCAAATTGTGCCGAAAATCCACTGGTTATAACCGAAGAAATTCCAGTCAATATAGGATTTACTTTGTTTATTTATTCAAGACATATTGATGATACACTGCAAATTGTTGAACAAATAATGCCGTATTTTAATCCACAGCACGTGATAACAATGGATTTAAATCCTGCAAAACCGGGTATCAATATACCCATAACAATGGTTTCTAATAGCATCAGTGAAAGGTATGATGGCGATCTTTCTACTCGCCGTATTAATATTTCTTCATTTACTTTTGTAGCAAAAAGTTATATATTTGGAAAAGTGCAAAATGGAACTGTTATCAATTCAGTTTCTGTTTCTGGCCTAACAGCTGGAATCGCATTTGGATTTGACTCATGAATAAACAATTAGCTAAATTTTTTAATGTTCCTGATCAACCAGACTCTAAAACAAAAGAAATTTTGGGCGGTACGTACGATGCAAATAATTTTCAAAAAGATTATACACTTGTACAATCAAATCTAAAAGATTTGATTGGTATCTCC